TATAGCTCCTTCTACAGGTAACTTACAACCATATAATGTTTTATCTCCCTTAAATTGAAACTTTAATGGACCGGGTTTATTTTGATTTATTCCTAAATATAACGGATTTACTCCACCAGGATTACTCATACCTAACATAGATGGTCTATTCGGGCCTATTTTAGTAGCACCCCAAACTTGATTTATCCACAACCAGTCTATATGTTCTCCAAAAATTAAATTATCTCTTGTTTTATTTGTAAATACATTTGTATTATACACAGGTTTATCATGTACTTTATATTCTTCACTTATAATATCTATTATTACATTACCTACCTCATCTATCTTAGTTAAATGACCTACCTTGCATTGTGATTTCCAATACATTGTAGATACTCTTATTAAAGAACTCATTGATGAATCAAAGGTATGTTCGCTTTGACTAAGTATTGCCTCTACAGCATCTGGCCCCGTTGTACCACCTTCCCATGTAGACATAAATTGTCTCCACTCTAAAGATGGTCTATCAACATTCCAACTATGAGATTTTGTAGCATCATAAAAAGTACCATCATTTTGATAACCTGTTACAGGATATAAAGCCGCTCTTACAGGATATATGTTTTCACAAGCTTTTAACTGTTCATCAGTCATCAACCAACCATACTTATCAACAACATCGGCAATAGTCAATAAATCCATTTTACCTACCCAAGAGCTTTCAGAAATATATCGAGCATCAGGAGATTTGTAATAAAAAACAAGTGCTGGATTCCACAACTCTACATCATAATCATCTTCACCCATTCTAAAATGCCAAAATTCTCTATCACAAATTAAACTATCACGAAAAGCTCGTTCTTCTAATTCGTCCATTTTAAACCGTTCACTATCTACTTGTAGTTGATGAGATGCCCACTGTTCTCCTAAACTTCTATAAGATTTATTATAGAAAGCTTGTATTTCTGGAAGTGTTTTAATTTTCTCAGGAGACATTTCTTCTTTTGCTTGCTGTTGCATTTCTGGATCAGATTCATCCCAACCACTTTCAATTAGTTTAGCCATGATTTTCTGTTGAGCTTGCTGTACTAAAACTGTCTCAATCTGCATTCTTTTTTCTTCTAACATTGTGTTATAAGAATGATCATCAATACTTTGAAAACTTACTTGACTATTTCTTTTAGCAAACTCAGCACACAACACGTTAATTACATTGGGAATAATTGGAAAAAATTTCAATTCTAATGCTGCTACATTTTCTGTTTGCAATGTCTCAATTACATCTTTATATTCATTATTTTGTTCTGGGATATAATCAGAACGATCTATAATTCCTTTTGCTAACTTGTAGTTTTTAAGGATTTTACGTGAGTTATTGCCAATTTGTTTTAGACCGTTCCACTCTAACCAATCAGCAACCCAAGCAACCCACACATCGTCTTTTTCAGCACGTGGTAAAAATTGAATAGGTTGTGTCAATGTTGTATTAACACTCCCTATTTCTGCTTTTTCCCCTCTTATCAGATCTAATGCATTAAGTATTTTCATATCATCTTATGTTTTTAAAAGGATTTCTATACGTATTTGTTGAATTGTTTGTACGAGTTTGTCCTATATTACGAAATATATTTTTTGTAAATTTAGTAAATTTGTTATTATATTCACCATTTGTCTTTTCTCTAAACTTTAACATAGCTCTATTTGCCTGTTGAACTTTTGCAAAAGATACCAATGCTGACAAGGCTACTAATCTATCTACGTTCAATCCTTCTTGATAAGCTTCCATCTCCACCATTGCCATAATATCTGGAATTCTTTCAATTCCATAAACACTTTTTTCAGCACCTTTTACTATTTCTATTGTATTTATTTCTTCATTTAACCACTCTATTAAATAATTTAATAAGTGTCCTTTAAACAAAATACCTGTATTTCTCCACCCATATTCTTGATATGTTGTAGCATTTGCATTTAAATCTTTTAAAAATAACATTTGTGATTTTGGTACTAAATACCGTTGTTTATGATTATCAATCATATAAGTAATAAAAGAAGGGATGTTATTTTCAACAACAGTCCATGCATTATAATACTCAATAATCAATTCTAACATTTTATGTGTTTTCTTTATATCATCATGTCTCCCACACCACCAAGCAACAATTTTATCAGGATCTATATAGGTTTCTAAAACACCACTACCATCATCTTTTTGTACTTCTCTAGGATTTTTATATACATAGATAGAACATAATGATTCAGACGTTGTAGTTTTTCCCTCAGATACCGGATCTACTGATGCATAGTATAAACCAAAAGGAACATCTTTTACAGGCCGTTCGTGAACTACAAGCACACCCGTTTTATCAATCTCATTCATTATTACAGGAAACTGCTTAATAGGTAACTTGTTTGTTTCTCTGACTGTAATATTTCCTAATTCATTTTTATAAATATCTAAATACTCTATTGCATAATCTTTATCTTCTATTCTTTGTTTTTGAGCTCCTACTAAATGAAGTGGAAATTTAGATTCTTTTCTGCTTTTATAAGCTTCTTCTAAATTTGTAGGATGTTGTGAAATCCTTAACTGATAATTTTCAGGAGTCAAATCTTTTTTCCATTGCTTTCTTAAAACTAAAATAGCTGTTAAAGCATCTTCTACTAAGGAGTTACCATAAACATCAATAAATGGCTGCATTGACCATTGTTCAGGAATAAATAAAGCTACATTTGCTACAGTACCTTTGTTGTCAATTAAATTTGATGTTACAGCATATATATCGTGAGCATCTGGATATAACGTCATACTCTTCAATGGTTTACACTCATCTAATTGTCCAACTGAACCTGCTGCAATAAATAAACCTGTAGTAACAAAACCCGACTGCATAGCCGGTCTAAGAAACTCAAAAGTGCTATCCATAGTTGGAGCAATACCCGCTTCTTCATAAAAGAAATAACTTGACTCACCACCTACACCAGAAGTTTCTGATTTTTCAAAAGAAGTAGCTCTTAATACTCCTTTTAAACCTAACTCAATCCATCTTCCATTTTGTTTTTGTTTGTCTATCTGTTTCCATTCAGGATATGCACCTGGAGTAAAATCACGTGTCCATGCTGTATTCTTATTTAGAAAATCTTTATATTCATTTAAAAAATTCCATGTTTTTTTTACATAATTTGAAACCTTTGCTCCTATTTGTAATACTACTCCTTCTTCAAACCATATTTGATTTAATAATTTACCAGCATGATAATAAGAAGATGCTATTTGCCTTTTTTTTGTTATAGCACAATGTTTATAATGTAATTCTGCTAACAACTCATAAAGGGCTATATGATATTGGGCATCACGTACATCTGGAAAATCAAACTTAGCAGTCTCTTTGTTTTTTATAGGTAGAAAATTTAACCACATATAATACTCACGTGGCAGATACCAAGTCTTATCACCATTGACAAATATTACCCCATTTCTACATTTTTCTTTTTGATCATCCCAATAACTAACATAATCTTTAGAATTTTTAGGAGCTTCACAAAAAAACTTATTTTTTCTATAAAGAATAGCTTGTTCATTAAACATATAGGAAGTCTCATCAAATAGGTATTGACCGGGCTCTTTAAATAGTGGCAATACAAACTCTTTAAAATCATTTCTTTTTTCAAAGACCTTAACCCCCCATACACCTTTTTCCCATATAGGTATTATTAATTCTTTTTCTTGAATCATAAGTCATATGCTTTATCTTTCCCACCCCAATTGACTTGTTTAGTTTCTTCATCAAAATCTGCTTTTATCTTTTTAAAAGAATCACGAATAGCTCCATAATTTTTAGCAGCATTTATAATTTGTGTTAAGTTTCCGTCTTTTCCATCGGTAATTTCAGCCTCATCAAAATAGTTACTAATTTTATTTAAAGCATTTGATAAAGCATGATACATTCTGTTAATAGGTGTTTTGTATAATTCTTTACATTTTTCAACAGCTATGTCAAACAAAGGATCATCTAAAGATATGTCTAAATTTAAATCACTAAGTATCAATGCAGACTTATTTTCAACAGGTACATTTATATAAGGATTTTCAGGACCATTATAACTCATATAAAAAACATAAGAAATAACTTTAACAGAGTCTTTTGGATAGGTCTCTATTAAATCTTTTAAAAATGATAAATTATAACAATGAATAGTTAAAGAAACTTTGTTATCTTCAAAATCAATTAGTCGTATAGCGTTTATCATTTTTTAATAATATATACAAGTTCAGGTTCTATTGTCATTAATATTGGTATGTTAATTTCGTATAAGCTATGTTGGTTGTTTTTCATTTTTTTGTTTTTTATAATGTTTAAGCATTGTTTCTATTTCTTTTTTATAAAAAGGTACTTCATACGGAACAACCTTTTCAGCAATTGGATTACCTTGTTCATTAACAGCTGTTATAGGATAGCCATATTGATCGTAATCTTTAACTTTAAATAATACATGATGTATCCATAATTTGCCCGGTTTAAACAAAGGGTTATGTTTTAATATAATATAAAGATACATACTTAATTGCAATCCGTAATGAACTAAGTGGCAATCATCTAAATGCTGTAAAGGTTTTTCTAGTTTTGTAACCGTACCATCCCATTTTTCATACCCTTTAATACTAATTTCTTTATTTGTTTTATAATCATAAATATCCACTACATTATCTATCACTTCTACTCTATCAGCTTGACCACATAAACTTTCTGATTTAAGATAAACCATGTGTTCAGGATAAATACCTTCTGTTAATCTTTGATTGGGTGCTATTTTCTCATCAATATTTTGATGAGGTCTAATAACCATTATTGGTTTTCCAGCTCTACTAATAGTTTCAACATTACATATATCAAATTCACGTTCTTTATGATACCATGTGCCTAAGTCTGTAGAACGTTTAGATTCATTTTCCCAAATCTCTCTTATTTTTATAGGAGGAACTTTATACCATTTTGATCGAGAATTTTTACTTGACTTTTCTGATTGAGTTACCCCATCAAATTTTGATTTAAATAAAGAAACCATTTTAGTTACCGAAATCCAATTTATAGATTCGTTTGGATCAATACTTTCGTAAGTATGATTTTCTTCTTTAAATTTAACAGCCATATTATTCAGGATTATTTGGTGGTAATAATTCGTATTCTTCGTCTGGTGTCAGTAACATAGTCCATCTTTTATTTTTAGTATCAGCACATTCTTCAGATAAACTTCTAATCTTCCAAGATAATTTACATCCACATAAACCACAACAAGGAACGGTACCTTTTACAAAACATTTTTCACCTGTATGATCAATATGAGGACATTTTAAACATATCTGCATTCTGCTATCAGCAATTAATTCTATATGCTCCTTTTTAAAAAGATTATTCTTTATAGCGGTCAAAATACTTTTTCGTTTTTTCCATATTTGCTGTATACTTCCCATATCTTTTTATTATTAGTTCATGATATCGTGTTCTGTCTTCCTCATAAGACAAAAGTCCTTTTTCTATATTTAATAATTCTTTTTCAATTCTTAACTTTTGTTTATATAATTTTACAGTATCAATTGCTTTTGAATTAATAACATTGTTTAATTTCTTTTTTAAAGCATAACTTTTAGCTATACTTAACTCAAAATAACCTAATCCATATATCTCAATCCTATATGCAGAAATATCTTTTAAAGTTAATTTGACATTCTTCCAAT